AAATTAATATTGAAGTTTATCCTCTAATAACTTCAGAAAAAATCCAAAGGAAAAATTATGTCAGATTTATTAAAAGAAGCTATTGCTGACGCTAAGGCTGTACGTGCTACAGCACTTGCAAATGCAAAAGCTGCATTAGAAGAATCATTTAAGCCAACATTGGAAGCAATGTTAGCAGAAAAACTAAAGAATGAAATTGCAGCAGAAGATGAAGCTGTTCATTCTTCAGATATTGGTGCCGGTAGCGCTCCATCAAAAGGTGCTGTAACTCATCAAGACCCAGGTGGTACTGATCACACTGAAAAAGTATTTGAAGAATCAGAAGAAGAAGTAACAAGTGAAGAACTTGATGAAATTCTTGCTGAACTTGAAAAAGAAATGGGAGAAGAACCAGCTGCTCCAGCACCTGCTCCAGAAGCCCCAGTTGCTGCTGTTGAACCTGCTGCTGAAATTCAGCACCAGCTCCAGAAGCTCCAGTTGCACCAGCTCCTGCTCCAGAAGCTCCAGTTGCTGCTGAAGAAGTAGAAGAAGTTGATGAAGAGATCAATCTACAAGAACTTCTAGACACCTTGAGTGAAGAAGTTGAAGAAGTAGATGAAGCTAAGAAGGAAGATTCTGAAGAAAAAGAAGAAGATGACAAAGAAGAAGTAAAAGAACAAACTGAAGAATCTGTTCAATTGGCTGAAGCTTTAAAGACCGTTCAATATCTACGTGATCAATTGAATGAAATCAATCTTTTGAATGCTAAATTGTTGTACACCAACAAATTGTTCAATAAATTCTCATTGAACCAAGCTCAAAAGATGAAGGTAGTAGAAACTTTCGACTTAACTAACTCCATCCGTGAAGTTAAGTTGAGTTATAAAATTTTGACCGAATCACTTAGTTCAGGTGGATCAGCTGTCAAGAAACCAAATACAGCTGCACAAACTATCACCGAAGGTTTGGCAAGTAAACCAGTTGCATCAACAGCTCCTAAAAAGGAATTGATTGTTGAAAACAGCAACGTGATGGCTTCAAGATTCCAAAAACTCGCCGGAATCAAGAAGTAAAAAAGTTAAATATGGTGAGTAAAACAAATAACAAATAAAACAGAAATTATATGAGTGATATTAAGAGTCTATTGACAAACAATATGAATCCACAAGCTAAGTTGATGACTGAAACTCGTGGTTTGCAATCAAAATGGGACAAGACAGGTCTTCTTGAAGGTCTAGAAGGCATTGAAAAGGCCAATATGTCTATCCTATTGGAAAACCAAGCAAAACAATTGCTTGATGAAGCTACCTCAACAGGTACTTCTGCTAACAGTGAACAATGGGCTGGCGTAGCTCTTCCATTGGTTCGCCGTGTGTTTGCTGAAATCTCCGCTAAGGAATTCGTTTCAGTACAACCAATGAATCTACCATCTGGTCTAATCTTCTATTTAGACTTCAAGTATGGTACTAACCGTAACGGTCTACCTGGATCTAATCCATTCAGTGGTTCATCAATGTTCGGTGGTAATTCTACCAAACTTGGTTCTACTGATGACGCAGTAAACGGTCTATATGGTGTTGGTCGTTATTCATACACCAGTAACTTCTATACTCAATCACTAAGCATCACTTCAGGTTCAGCCACATTGAATGATCTTGATTTTGATTCTAGCTTGAGTTCAAGTTCACAAACCTTCACTGGTCAAAAGGTTAATGTTCTAGTTGGTTCAAACAGCTACAACGTTGATTTGAATGCCGTAAGAAGCTTCACCATCAGTGGTTCAGCTGTAAATCCAGCTAACGTAATCAATGAATTGACCAAGGTATATAACACTGGATCTCTCGCTAATCCATATTATGTAATCCAATTCATTGTAACTGGTTCAGGCGTTTCCGGTGGTGCAACTACTACAACCCTAACCTACAGCAAACAACCAACAGATCAAACCCGTGGTGACTTTGAAGATACAAATCCATTCAAGGGCGTCGCTTCTAATGGTGGCGTTGATGCAGGTACTGATATCAACATTCCAGAAGTTAACTTGGAACTCAAGAGTGAACCAATTGTTGCTAAGACCCGTAAGTTGAAAGCTGTCTGGACCCCAGAATTGGCTCAAGACTTGAATGCTTATCATAGCATTGACGCAGAAGCAGAATTGACTGCTCTATTGAGTGAATATGTATCAATGGAAATTGATCTTGAAATCATGGACATGTTGATCAGTGCTGCTCCAGCATTGACCACTGAAGCTTGGTCCGCCGTAATTGGTAAGGAACTTGTCAAGGGTGCAAATGACTCTAATGGTCTACCAACCTTCTCTGTAAACAACGATTCAACAAATCGTACCGCTTACGTAAAGAGCACCTGGTACCAAACTCTTGGTAACAAGATCCAAAAGGTATCTAACAAGATTCACCAATTGACCCTACGTGGTGGTGCTAACTTCTTGGTTGTAGGACCAGACGTAGCCACTGTATTGGAATCCATCCCAGGATACGTTGTAAACACTGACGGTGATAGTGCTAAGTTCGCAATGGGCGTAAGCCGTGTTGGTTCTTTTGCTTCCCGTTTCCAAGTTTACAAGAACCCATACATGCAAGAAAACACAATCTTGCTTGGTTTCCGTGGAAATAACTTCCTAGAAACCGGTGCAGTTTATGCTCCATATATTCCATTGGTACAAACCCCATTGGTATATGATCCAATCAACTTCACCCCACGCCGTGGTGTAATGACCCGCTACGCTAAGAAGGTAGTACGTCCAGAATTCTACGGTAAGATTTACGTTGGTGACTTGAACCAAGTCTAATCAATAAGGTAAAT